ATTGTTGATCCAAAAGGTTTTAACAATGCACATTTAATATCACTCATTTATAAACTCCGATATTGGTTTTAATTTATCTGTTGGAATAGACCAAACATAAGGTCTATCTTCTTTGTTGAAGTTTGTCCATCTGCCACATTTCTGACAATCTTTGGCTTGAATGTAGCCATAGAAATAAAAGGTTGGGGTATCATCAGCCACATAAAAGTAATAATCTTCAGCTTTAAAACCTTTTCTAATTATAAGCGATTTATTTATTTTAGAATACAACTGAGATCGTACTTGAACTGGTTTGTCATTTATGATTAAGTCTTTACCATAGAAATTGTTAACACTATGAGAAAAATAAGATTTCATTATCTTAGAAAGAGCCATTTCACATAGCGAACCAGATATTGTTTTTCCCCACTTCTGATAACGATCAAAGTTAGCACCATGACCCCACTCAATATTCTGTCTTAAACTTTCCACTTCTCTGACAATCCCAGTTAATGAACCTGATAATATTTCTTCCCAATTTAGATGAACCTTTTCTACATTCATTAAAACTTAGTACATTATTTTTAAAATAAATCAAATAAAAGTATTGACTTAATTGTAAATAATTTGTAAATAAACTATCAATGAAAGAAAGATTTACAGATTTAGCATGGACAAATGGTGATTTTAATAAAGCCACAACATCACCAAGTCAAACATCCTTAACGAATTGGATGTGGTTTAACAAATATCATTTGATGCCATACTTAAAATTTAAACAAGAAAAACCATCAAGCAGTTTCAAAGCAGGAACTTTTGCACATGACCAATTTCAAAACATATTAATTGGTCAATCAAAAATTGAAGATGTAGAAGAAAATTTTAAAAATTATTTTACTAAATTTATATTTGATGAAAAGCATAGTTTAAAAATAAAATTTATTGAAAGACATATTAAAGGTTATGTTGAAAGACATTTAGAAGCTATCAAAGAAATATCAGGTGGCTTTGAAGGATGGGAAAAAGAATTATCTTTTTCTGATTGGTATAATGATAAGTACATGGGTCAAACATTAAACCTTGCAAACGAAGGACATATAGATTGTGTCAACCATGATAAAAAAATATTCACTGAACATAAAAATAATTTTGGTAGTGTTAGTTTGAAACCTTTAAAAATAAAGAAGGTAGATACAAATACTAATAGAATAGGGGATTATGTTTTTACAAAAGCAACCAAAGTAAAAAAACCTATGTTCACTCACTGCATACAAACTTCTATTTATAGCAAACATTTTAACAACGAATACAAACCATATTTAATATATGTAAATGATACTGATTATATTATCTTTAGTCCTGACAATTGTTGGGAGTTATCCCCTGAAGGACTTAAATATTTCTTTAAAAAATTCATACAAATAAACATACAAAGACAAGAAATGCTTAGATTTGCAGATGGTAATATAAAAAAACTTGCTATGATTATTGGTGTGGATTGGTCTGAGATTAGAAACTACAAGTCTAATTTTTTATTAGAAAACTACCATGAAGAAGATATGCAAAGATTGGAGGACTTTTATGAAAAACTATAAACAACATTTAACAAACGAAATAAAAAAATTAAAAGAAGAAATTAATAAACTTAAATATCAAGATAATGATGTATTAAAAAATACACTATGGTGTAATTGTCAACATCAAAATAAATGTTATACAAATAATCATTGCACATGGTGTGGTGGAAAAATGCAATTTGATTACGAATATAAATATAGGTAAAAAATATGACAGACGCAATATTAATTAAGTTGGCTCAGTATCAAACTGAAACAAGAAATCAAAAGAAAGAATTAAAAACTTACAGTCAAAAGTTATTAGATAGAGAAGAAGAAATAAAAGAAATTAAAAAAGAATACGAAGAAAAAATAAAACTATTAAAAGATGAGATAGCTTTTAAAGATAAGATGATTAAATCATTAAATACAAAACCAAAAAAAAGAAAGGTAAAAAAGAATGAAGATTGATCCTATTGTAAAAGAAATATTGGAAGAACTTAAGTTTAATCCTTCAGAATGTTTATGGGAAAAACATGGTGCAACTTGTATGAAGCATAGATACATTGAGATTGCAGGACAAGAAAAAGGTGTAGTCATTGAAAGTTTAGATGAGGTAGAAAAGAACTCAGCAGAAGGTGTGGTTGCAATTAAATGTACTGCAAGTTTAGGTAAAGCAAAAGTAATTACTTATGGTGAAGCAACACCAAAAAATAATAAGAATGGTTATCCTTATGCAATGGCAGAGAAAAGAGCAATTGATAGAGCTATTTTAAAATTAATTGGTATTCATGGATTTGTTTATTCTGATGATGAAGTAGATGATAAGTTTGAAAATGTTGAAATAAAAAAAACAGAAACAAAAGAAAAACCAAAAAAGAAAATTGATGATCTTTATATTACAACAGCACTAGATAAAATTAAAAACAATAAAGAAAAAAAAGATTCTACAGTTTTAAGAAGTGAAATGGAAAATCTTAAAACTGAGATACATCAGTCTATGGGTTGGGATGCGTTCACCAAGACTGAAAAATTTAAAACATTTAACGCATTAAAAAATCAAATACTAAAACAAAAAAGGAGTTAAACTATGGCATTTGAATTAAAAGAAGGTGAAGGTTATCTAAACAGAGATAATGAAAACCCAGAAAAGTTTTGGGGTTCATTCAAACTTAGTAAGGATATGAGAAAGGGTGATACTTTAAATCTTACTGAATGGATTAACACCAAAGATGATGGAAAAGTTGTTCATAAATTACAAGAAAGAAAACCAAAAGCAATGTAGCTTGTAATAAATGGGGTGGTCGTTTTTTTTAGCTCCCTTGCTGTTAGTTAACTACCACCCCTTTTACTTATGGACTTAATAATATTAAATGATGGATTGTATAGTTTAGTGCCTGTAACAAAACAAATGTTAGAAGATATAAAAATTATTGGTGGTGTAGATTGTTTTGATCTTTGCGACATACTACGTTTAAAACTTACTACATACCATGAAGGATGGAATTCACACATTATGAATGATGGCACTGGTTATTTTTATGGATGTATTTGTAAATAAATTTAAAAGGAGAATGTATGTCAGATGACAATGTAAAATGGATAGATATAGGTGAAAAGATGGTCAAGCAAATGCTTGAGAAAAAACAAAAAGAATATGGTAGCTTTGATAACAACTCATATATTATTGCAAACTTTATTCAATCAGTATTAGAAATAGTAAATGGATATAAAATCAAAGTTCCAATTACATTAATACCACAACTAATGATTGTATTAAAACTAACAAGAACTATTGATGATGGTAGCAAACAAGATATATACAAAGAAGATACTCACAAAGATATAGCAGGATATAATAATTTATTAAAAGATATGCTTCAAAATATAAAGAACAAGGAGGACTAATGAGCAAAGTATTTTACAGTCCTAGAATAAAAGAAGTAATAGATTTTATGTCTGTTTATTATGAGGAACACCAATGTTTTCCAAAATTAGATGAGATAGGAAAAGCACTTAATTTAACTAAACAAAGGGTAGGTATTTTATTAAAAAATGCTGAGAAATTAAAGTTAATAAAATCAGACAATGTTTTTATGAGAAAGTATATGTTGACGAAACATATAAAAAACAGTAAATTAAAAGTCAATAATTACTATGAGTTGTAAAAAAATATTTTACTATGAAATAACAGCAACTCTTGAGGAGGAATTTGATTCTGTTGAGAAGGCAGCAGATCAAAGAGATGCTTCAGACAAGGCAGTTGTCAAAGAGATAACAAGCAAAAGTCTTCAGCATTCTATAATAAAAAAGGAGGATAGGAATGAACCTAACCAATGAACTTCCTAGATTGTATGGGAAGCTACAAAAGTGTCATAACAATATTATGGCTACGATTGATGGCAGACTGTGTACTAAAACAATCAAGGATTATGTTGAGTACAAACAATTAGTAAGAAGAATTGTTGATGCTCAGAATAAAGAAGCAAAAGTTATTTACCAAAAGTAAATAATTTTAAATTAAGAAAGTGAAAAGAAAGGAAGGCTATCTATGTCGCCAAATAAAGAACAAAGAGATAAAGAAATAAGATTTAATAAACATTGTGGAATAAGACTGAGAAACCTCAGATGTAAGAATGGTTATACACAAACTGATCTTGCAAATGTTTTGGGTTATTCTTTCCAACAAGTTCAGAAGTATGAGAAAGGACACAATGGAATGTCAGGATTTGTTGTGGGTGTGTTAACAAATTTCTTAAAAGTAAATATAAATTATTTTTCTGAAGGTTTTAACTTTGATAACTACACAAGCAACTTAAAATATGAAGATCGTTTCCCTGAGATACATAGATGTAATCAAGTAAGAAATGAAAAGTTATATCCTAACCCAAGTTCCTATGAAATATCTGATTCTTATGTCAAGCAAGAATTAATAACAATGGCTGATGCTATTGCTTCAGATAAGTAAATGAGTTTGTTGAGCCAGTCAGGAAAAAAATATGATTGGCTCAATGACAAAACAGTTAGAGATGAAGATCAAGATAAACTAAATCAATTAGCAAATCTGTATAACAAAACTAAGGAAAAGAAGTATAAAGAACAATGGTATGAATTGGTTAAAAAAATTGTTCGGCATATCCCCTCTTAAAATATTTAAAAAATTTTTCAACTAAAAACATAGATAAATTAACTATTGACAAATGATTTACAATATGTTATAATACATTTTAATAACTAACAAGGAAAGGTTAAAATGAGTAAAAAAACTATCACATTAAAGTTATCAAAAAGACAAGTTCAAGCTGTAATTTCTGCTGCTGGAACTTGGTTAGGAGAAATTGATGAATATAAATCTAAACATAATGGAAGATGTAATACATTTTGGATGATTATGTATGATGATTTAAAATCAGGAATTAAAAAAGCTGAAACTCAATATAATAAATTAATATCAAAAAAATAAATTTAAAATTAAAGGCGATCAGAAATGGTCGCCTTTTTTTCATCATCTTCTTTCATACATTGATAATGAGCTTTACCTTGACTTTCAGGATAAAAAGCAACAAAGCTATCTTGGTTTGTCATCTCCTCACCACAGTATCTACACCTACCAATATCAATAATA